ATTATTATTTAAACTTTGGATATAATGCGTTTGCCATATTTCTCCTTATAAACAAAAACGACCGCTATTAACGGCCGTCTGAGCTCTTAGGCATTAGTATACCATGTTATCAACTAGTCTTCGTCAACCACCTGGTTTGTTCCGCCCAAGGATGCTGCCGCTACTGCGCGGACTTGCTCCTGATTCTGCGCCTCCTGAGGATTTACAGGTCTGTCTACCGGAGCTGCTGGGGGGCGCACAGGACCCGAAGTGTCAGGAGTAGGTGGTTGCGGTTGCTGTGACTTACTCTGGTTTAATGTCGGAAACTCTTGCTCCGGTTCATCCTTTGCTAGCGGTTCATCCTGTCCTTCTTCAGATGATCCTAAGTCAATAGCGCCCTTTGGACCACCTGCCGGACGTTGTGCGGGCTCTTTAATTCTCTCTATGACCTTATCTTCATGCCTCTTTCTAACCGACTTCTCCCAGATACGGATAGCATCTTCCTGACTTTCATTGATGAGTTTATCTACAACTTCTTTAACGCCCAAAGTAGCGATAGCTCCGCCGGGTAGCTCACATAGCTGACCAGCTGGCAAGCGGTATTGGTAAGGAGTATTATCCTCATCGGCTACTTGAAATAGAACATCTTCCTTAAACGGGTTTCTTAAAAACACTGTCGCATGAGGATGGAAGTGTCTCCACTTAGGTTCAAATCCAGTTGTTCTGTTTCTTTTTTTTACGTTTGGCATTTGTGTTTGCTGACCAGCTTGATTGTCAGGTTGCATTAAAAAGTCTCCTTAATTACTAAGGAGAATTATATCATAAGCTATTTAGAACCGTAGCTATCGTCAGCCATGACGGTGATATCACAAGCACCGGAGGCTATGATTCGTACTCCAGTTTGAAAATCCCAGTATTCAAAGCGGCTGCCTACCGTAGGGTTGGTTATGGTAGCTACATTAGCCGTAGTACCAGAAGTGCCGTCAATCACCTTGATTGAGCCAGTCAAGGCGGCGTTGACTTGAATAGCCACTTTTCTAAGACGGCCTGAGTAGACCTGTGTTTCGGTGTTGTCTACTATATAAGCTTTCATCAGCTACAGCTTAACCAGCTTTAGTTATCGTTATGCCCTCAGCGACAGCTGCTACACCGACTACAAAGTAATTTGTTCCGTCACTTATAACTTCTACGAAATCACCAGGTACGGCTTGGGATGCAACGAATGTTAGGGTATCGGCGTCCGCGTCTACAGTACCAGCATCATCAGTTGGCCCATATAGCAAGTTACCGGCGATAATATTAGCAGAAGCGGCTGTTACAACCGTATGGTTTCCACCTGAAGGGCCTGTAGCCCCCATGATGAACTTAAAGTTCAGGCCGGCCGCTGGAGCGGGGAGAGTACTAACAAAAGCTGTAGCTGAGTTCAGGAAGAATGTCTTGCCTGTCTCTGCCGCATCAATTACATTAGTAGCTATTACAACTTCCGTTGGTACTTTATAGCTAGTAGGAGTTAAAGCCCCTGCCACAGGCCCGGTGATCCCGGAGGGGGCAGTGATAGCGCCAGTTACAGTTAGCGAACCACCAAACTCTGCGTTTTTGTTGGTCTTAATACCATCTTCAGCTACTATGCCGACATAGTCTTCTAAGAGCCTAGACATTTAAGACTCCTCAGTTTTCGAAGTGTTACCGTTCTCGTATTCCGTCTGTCGCTTATCGTTGATAGCTTCTGCGATTTCTTTGACCTTACTGTTTTCGTCAAAGCCCTCCACGCCTTCTTTTGCTGCTATGGCTAGAAGATCAGTTTTCTTAACGCCTACTGTTTTAACCTTCTCAGGTTTTTGGGCTCCTACTTCGTCCTTGCCGCTGGAGCTATCCTCACCTACGGGTTGCTTGTCGTCGTTCTTATTGTCTTCCTGAGCCTGAGGCTCAATGAGATCTTCTTTGACAGGCTTAAGTCCTTGCTCTTCACGCTTAGCGTTGAGCTTATTCAGAGCATCATCAAAGCCGGCACTTGCCTGGTCTTTGTTCTTCTTGGCTTCCTGAGCCTCAAGAAAGTATGCGTTTAAGTCTGTTGGTGTCTGAAATCCCATCTGATCCTCCTATTAGTCTATCTTAAGATATATTTCTCGGTACTCGGTGTCTACACCTGCCACTAGAGCGATGCCTATTTCAGGATACTCGTCATCAGTATCTTTACCTTCTACGGCTCCAACTGTGCTACCGCCGGTTACTACTGCTTTACCAGCCCCGATAGTCTCGTCGGCCAAGACTGCACAGACACCCTTAGTCTGTACCCAGCCATAGTAAGCATTGGTGATACTTACGTTCGGTACGCCTACTGGCATATCGGCTTGATCGGCTACTGATATGACTACACCGCTCCATGGATTCTGAGTTAAGGTAGCTTCTGATACGTCTATAGTCAGACCTACTTTTAGCGGCTCTTGAAGTTTTACGGTCAACTCTCCGGATGAGCCTAGGACACTATGTCCGGCTACAAGATAGCTGATACCTTCTCCGGTAGCATCATTGATAGTCAAATAACCATCGTTATAAACATTAGCCGCGATAGCTCCGCCGGCATCTATAATTACTTCTGTCGCACCTGCTGCAACAGTCCTTGCAACTGTTTTGTTGGTAGCATCGGCATTAACCGTAGCTGCTACACCTAGCTTACCTGGATCTAGAGTCGAACCGCCTGCTAAGGCATAACGATATCCGCGACCGTCTTTAGTCTCGCCGTATGTACCAATAGGCATTGTCTTAACAGAGCTGATATCCCTGAAGTCCTGATCGAATGTTTCTCTTGGCGCTACTAATCCCATTTTAGTCCTCCTAGACTGTTGTTATTCCAGTTGCCTTACCCATTCTTCGAGTTTGGCCACTTATTACGTTACCTAATGATATGAACTGTCCGACTTGAGCATACTGACCTGATGGTTTCTGGAAGCCTGTCCACTGCATAGGATAAGTCTTTTGGTATTCTTTGCTGACACCGTCAATTTGCGAACCGTTGACTTTGTAAGAATCAAGGCCATAGCCCTTCAAGTTGTACCAGTGGAGGTACTCTTCGTTTACCATGTATAGACTTTCGGCATCTGCTTTTTCATCAGCAACTATCGGTATACCTCTCCAATAAAGAGCTTCGTATCCATAATGGCCCTTAAGTGATTCCTGATCCTTGTACGCTACTCCGGGCTTGGAGTAAGTAGTAATCTGTACTCTTGATAGAGCATCATAATTAGCATTGATAGTAGGGGTATATTTGCTTTCAAGAAGATCCCAAACCGTTTCATCGCAAACCGCGATACTAGGCCGTTGTCTCTTAGAGCTGGCTGCAGAAGCGCCACGCATAACGTTTGCTAACAAGCCGAAGGTTAGAGCACCAGCGCTAGCTGCCACAATTGTTGAGTTAAGTTGCGGATAAGTAGTTCGGGACAAACCACCGTAAGAGCTGGTATTAGCTCCCGCATCAATTATTCCACCTAGTCCGAGGATATCCTCGCCTGCACCGTTGTCATATAGTTGATCACCTAAGCTGTCCTGGGCTGCATTGCAAGCTTCCTCCATTGATAATTTCATAAGATCTAGAACTTCGGCATCAGTCTTATTAAGGCTGGCCTCACCACCTACGATGGTAACGTTCTGGTAGAATTGCGAATGAGTGAAGGTCTGACGTCTTCGGGTGTCTTGTACCGAAGTATCAAAGTTGCCAGTGCCAGAGAAAGAACCGCCTGATGTCGGCTTAGCGAACTGGACTGGGATTACAATTTGTCGGCCTGTCCACTGCTTATTTTCTCGCATGAACAAACGCGCCAAGAAGACATTTGAATTTAAGATGGCGTCTATAGACGCTGGAACATAATATTCCTCAGTTACTGATTGCACTCTTTCTGATACTACGTAGCTCATGTGATTCCGTCTCCTTAAGCTTTTTAATAAAAAAACCTGCTCGGTTTTTGGACCGAACAGGTCTGCTTGCTCTCAGTAAAGCATAGGCTTATTCAAAATGCAAGCTTTTTTAGACGACGTTGTTCATGACGTGTTCATGGACGTCGTCAAGGCTTGAGCCTTGGGGAGGAGCCTCCCTTGTCTTGCCACCACTGCTGTTAGTGTTTGCTCCGGCAGAACTGCCACCCATGACCTTAGATCCCCGCTTCTTTACGTCTTTAACCTGATCATCCTTCTTCTGCGCATCTTTCTTTTTGCCCTCACGATACTTATACATCTCATGGGCAGACTTGAAGCTATCTATAACGTTGCCTTTCTTGAGTTCGCCCTCCATAAGATCATATACCGCCTCCACTTCTTTTTGTTTGGCAGACTTGTCTTTTGGTAGGATGCCATCTTTATCCAGCGTAGCAATATCTTTATCCCATGATTCCTGAAGCTTCTCTAGATCTTCGTCAGTCTGTTTATGAGCTTCGGCTTTACGATAGTTATAATCATCCCGGTTATATTCAGCCTGCTTCTGCTGGACGCCCTGGATAGCCTTTCCATACTCTTTAAAGTTCTTTGGCTCAAAATCATCAGGCAGTTCATCTAAGTCGCTGACATAGTGTTTATCATCGTTGATATCCACAAACTCCTGTTTATATTTACCGGGCTTTGTGATATCGGTATCAACCTCTGGCTTGTCTATCTTGGGGGGATCAGCCACCTTAGACTTCGGAGGATCTTTGTCCTGATCTTTATCTTCTTCGGAGCTATCGTCTTTTCCGGAGGTATCATCGTCAGCATCCCCGCCTTTCTTGTCCTTGTCCTCTCCGCTTGAAGCGTCAGCATCATCATCCGAATCATCTGCATTACCGCTATCGTCTCCTTTAGCATCGTCTTTAGCTTTGTCATCATCATTGCCTCCCTCGTCAGGGTCTTCCTGATCTAAGTCATTCATCACTCTCTCGTGGACATCGTCAAGAGACTCGTGCGGCTGGACTCCGCTATCTTTAGTCTCTTCTTTTTCCCCGGCACCTTTATCGTCTTCGTTATTATTTGCCGCTTGATCATCTACGTCTGACATTGTAGCCCCCTTTTAATAAGGGAAATTATAGCATATTACTGAGGCCCCCATGTGGACGCCGGGTTATACAGCCCAACGGTATGCCTCATGATCTTATTCGCCAGCTTGTCTCTTCTTGTCTTTCGGTTTGGCTTAAAGAAGGGCTTATACAATTCTGCTAATGAGTTAGGCATTTCTAATCCGTAAGCGCTATACATTTGCGGGAGTTCAGCAAAGATTTCATTCTGGTAGGCTGGATCAAACTTAGTAACCTTCGTGTCGCCTGATTTAGCTGCTTTCCCAGTGTAGCCGGCATAGCCCTCCCAGGCAGCGCTTGGACCAGTAAACCGCTCTTTAAAAGCAGACAGAAGCCGGCTGTTATCTATAGCTTGTTTGGGACCAACCGCTTTTCCACCGTCCATGTCCTGAATGATCCTACGGCCTTGCTTGGACTCTTTGCCAAGCATCTTCTCAATCCTTGCCATGATTAGCTTGCGTCTCTCCGGTACGGTTCTCTGCCAGATATCATGCAAGCCTTCATGGGTAAGAGTTTCCTGTTGACCGGAATATTTATCAGAGATGCTTATGCCCCCGTAGCCTTCATATCCCGGGCCTTCATACTGACCAGCTGCATCTCCGGGCAAATCATCTACCATTCTAGGATTATTAAGCTCGATTCTTTTTAGAAACGCTGGGGAGTATCCATAATTACGATTACTCATATCAAGCAGGCTATCCATTTCGTCCGCTTTATATCCAGGAGGCGCTGTGCCAGGGCCCAGAGCCTGGCGCGCGGACCTCTCAACCCAGGGAGGAATAGCAGCGGAAGCCTTACCAACAGCATCCTTACGCTCAATAAACTTGCGCCTTTTCTTCTTGCTATCCGGCTGCCTGTCCTCCAGAGCCATTCTTAGTAATGATATTGGACCCATGTCATACCATCGGCGTCTCAGCGCCCGGCTCAACGTCTGAACCGCCCTTACGTGATTCCAACGCCGCTTTTGTAGTATCTGCCCTTGATTGCTTAGGATCTCCACCCGGTTCGCCTCCGGCTGCTACCTCTCCGGGGTTTTGGGCGTCCATAGCGTTCTGTTCAGCTGTCTTGCGATTCTGGGCTTCCATCTCATCCTCCGTCGGCATCTGAGTCATAGCTTTCATCATCTGTTTTTGCGCTATCTCCCCAACGATCCTCATGTGTTCTATAAACATCTGCTTTACTAGATCCACCTGCTTCTCATAGTCCCCACCCAGCATGTAGTTATTCATGAACTTCAGATACTCGGGACCATACTCATCTCTGATCTCAGGCATACCTTTGCCGGATATTAGGATCTGGATATCCTGGAATGCTTCACGGTTGAAATCATCTTCTTTAGCCTTAGCCATAAACGCGTAAGGATCTGTCTTAAATAATAGGTAGCGTTCCAGCATCTTCTGTGGAGAAGGTAGATTGCCCCCAGCAGCTACCTCATAGACAGTTAGCGGATCAAGCAGTCCGGCAGATAAGAGTGTGTCAATCCAAGCCTGCTGGGTGGCCTTGTTAATAGGCATGGTAGAGCCAGCAGTCACACTGATATCTATACCGTCTTCTATAAGATCAGAGTGCATAACAATAAAGTCGAACTGCCCGTCTTCTCCTACAGCCTTGAAATAATGCTCCTCGGTATAGAAGACCTTCATCATCTGGAATAGATACCTGAAGTAACGGGAAGACATCTTCTCTACTGCCCGGGCGATATCGTCCATTCTGGTGATATCCTGATTCTGCTGCATCATATCCTGGCCGAGAGTAACGTTCTGACTCTTCTCGCCTCTTGATACGTCATGCGTAGCAAAGATATTGTCTATCTCATTTCGAGCATCGCGGACTGAATCAATAATGTAATTAGGTAGGGGCGGAGGCTGTACTCTAGTTACCGCATCGCGGACATTACCCTTGACTCCGATACGCTCATCCGGGGAGCCGGTCAGCTTGGCTATGTCTGATTTCTTAATCATTTCAGTGTTAAAGATAAGCCCAGATCCGGATTGGTCGGCGTTCTCTATGATCTGGAAGCCATGCTTGTTGATGATCTTCTGCATGGATGCGGCCTGTTCGATAAGAGTGGTCTGGTCAATATAGCTGGTCCCGTCATTCAAGTGGTTAATAGGAATAAAGGGCGGTTCAGGATCGTCCAGCAGGTTGCCTACCCGGCCTTCTTCCTCTTCGTAGTTCCAGTTAGGATTAGGCATCTTATTAAAGACATTCTGGAAATCCCTATCCACTAGAGCTACACCACTTTTAGTCTTACCCTTCTCAATGTATTTGAACCACACTTCAAGCAGACTCAGTTTCTTACCCATGAAAGTCTTATACATCACAAGATTACCCTTACGGTCAACTCTAGATGCGCCTATAGCCTTGAGGATCTTCTGCTCTGCTTCGGGAAAATCAAGCAGTAACTCTTCCACTGTCTTATTCCTGATCTTGTGGGCCATGAACCGGGGGACCTCGCCATAACGGGCGTCTTTATCTACAATCACATCCTCACCGGGAACATGCTCGGAAACTATCTCACCGTTATCGCCCTTGTTCTCGTCAAAGTACAGCTTTATATAAGATATGCGCTTGAGTAGAAAGCTCCTGACCTGAAGCCTGAACAAGTCCATAACCTCATACCGGCGAACGTAGGCCTCTCCAACCTTAGCGATGTCCTTAGCCAACTGGAGAGAGACTACTGTTGATTGTGCCGGCATCACCTCCAGAGTAGGAACTCTGGCATTTACGATAGATACGACAGTCTCAGTAGACATAAAGATCCGGGGATCTTCATAAAGCGATTGCTCCTGATACTCATAATGGTTTCGGCCGGACCAATGCTTAGGCAGCCATAAGTTCTTATTTTCCTTACGGACAGCTGCTAATCCAAAATCACTCTCCCAGTAGGTTTCTGATTCTCTGTATGGTTTCTTAATTAAATCAAGGATATCGCCGTCGTTTAAATTTAAATCCAGCGATATGCCTGAGTCATTCTCTTGGTCTTCGTCCAAAGCTTTGCCCTCGATTATGTGTTATGCCGAACGGGCGTATTGATTTTAAGTATACCACACTCCAACCACATTTCTACCTCTGTTCAATGTTAGTGTGGAGCCACTAAAAGGCGATAGAATTGATTACACAATTTGCACTTGATATTGATTGCCACGCCAAATGCGATAACCGGCATCGGCGTTCCGATGATTGAGTCTATGTGACCTTTGACATCCGCTATAGTTCTCTTACACCAAATACAAGAGAGCTTATGCATCTTTGGAGTATCATCACTAATCAGATATATACTAATTGCCGGGGCGCCGGTTTTATTAACGTAGAACTTTCTTTCAGGATCCACTTATGCTTTCCTCATCTTGTTTCTTTGTAGCGACTTCTCTACCAATAAGTCTAGGTTCATGCCTAATGCGTCACTGGCTTTTACTGTATCATTAACCACATTATAACCGCTAGTTTTTTGGGTTGGTACACTTAGCACCCCGCCGGCATCTTCCGGACTAATGCCCATAGTCTTAGCTATCCGATAGTAAAGAGTAGCAAAGGCCCAGTGATCCGGGCGCTTATTGTTCTCACCCTCGCCTTTAGTCTCCCACTTAGCTCTGGCAATCTGTTTGGTGTCCAGCTCAACCACCCGGTAAATATTCTCAAAGTGACCGATAAGATCGCCTAAGGCATCCTCTGTCTGATAGAAACATAGCTTTCTTGAGGTTATCTCGGCTGCCAGGATATCGAACATCTTAGTCCTGTCTGACTGCAGCACACTACGATCTCCGGCCTTACGATTGACCGCATCCATATTCTTAGTATCATGCACGAAGTAATTAACGAACACCTGACCGGGATACTTCCTAGCTAACTCCTCAGGGATAGTGAAGTCCGGCAACGCGTCAATCACTGTGGTTGCCTCGTACAGATTGATAAGGTCCTCTATATCACTCCAGTTCTGGCATTTGCCATAAGTAATGACACCTTGATGATTACCCAACACCCAGTGCTTGTCCTTGCCAACATCCACACCCAGGAAGCATTCAGTCTTATTCGGAGTAGCGAAGTTGCGGGCGCTAAGGATAGACTCTCTGTTGATCATGAACTCGCTTGCCTGGTACGGCTTACCCAACACGAAGTTATGGAAGTCTTCGATGCTCATAGTATTCTGCTGTTCGATAATCTTAGTAGCCGACACCCAAGGCACTAGCATCTGGCAGATCCAATAGCCACGTACCTTGCGCTCAGGGTATTTGGCTATCCAGCGCCCGGCCTGCCTATCATCATCATAGATCTCCTGATGACAGCTACCACAGGCATAGTAGGCCTTTTCATGGTATTTGGTCTTATTTATGACTCGAACATAATGATTCTTCATAGATTTGTCGTGCTCGAAGTCCATATACCACTCATGTCCGCAGTGGGAGCAGGTGACAAACCAATGCATCTGGTCTGACATCTGGAATAATTCATGCACCCCGAACCCGGGAATTGATGGATTAGAAAACTTCCAGAACCAGCCATACTTTGATGCCTGAAGCCTGGATTGGTAAGTAGATAGTACCGATTGGTCTGACCGATCGTGCTCATCAGAGACAATAAGATCCGCGGACGTTGATATAGCCTCGCCCTGATGATAAGCACCCTTGAAGTAGATAAACCTGTCGCCCACCTGCTTTAATGACTTGTTATCGGTGTTCTTGACCAGCTTTGCCAGCTCCGGGTTGCGCTGGAGCATAGGATTAACCTTAGGCACTACGAACTCAGCAGAAGCGTTCCTGGTGGGCAATACATAGATCACGTTCATCCTTAGGTATTTGGCGGCATGGACGCTCTTTAGGATAGCTTCCACGCTCCACCCGACTTGCGCGCTCTTCATTATCACCTGCTGGGGAGAGCTATCAGCATAGGGTTGGAGCATAAAGCGGTGGCTATCGAACTCGAAAGGCTCTTGATTCTCGTTTATAAATTCATTATCCAAGACCCATAAGGCCGGATTGATTATGTGGGCTTGAGCTCGTAATTCTTCTTTAGTAAGGTTTTCTCCCACGTCTGAGGGGATATCCTCAAAAGGCTCTGCCTCAACCGGTACTGTATTCCCTGCTTGATATACCTGGTCTTCCACTGCCAGGCCGATGAACTGTCCATTCATTTAATCACTTTCTGGTTCTATGTATTTTCGGCTGGATCGCTCCATCAACGTAGTAAGCGAAGCATCGACTAACTCTTTGGCCTTTGGTGTATTCGGGTTCATATTGTTCTGCTGGACGAACAAATTATAATTATCGACTTTGCCGGGAGGTTCTTTCACGCCGGTCTTACCTTTGAGATCATAGGCCAGCTTGAGGGCATCATGGCGGGTCTTATCATTTGAGGCCCAGAAATAGACATGGCGGGCTGTCAGGCCATGAACGATACGTCTGACTTGGCCTCCTACCTCTGCAATCATGTCCTTTATCTCTTGATCTGAAAGCGTGGTACGCTCCACTGGCTTCGTCAGATCGTCTAACTTATTCTTAGCGTTGGGGGTGGAGCCGGATAAATTAGGATCATCGTTATCTTTAGGTCCAAGCGGAAATACCATGTGGTCTATCTTCTTGGAGCTCAAGAGCTGTTTATGAACAGTTGTGAGGGCGTCATCCGGTAATACTTCCTCCAGCAGATCCAAAAAGCCTTTAGCCTTGGTTACTTTCGTGGGAGTTTTGGCGGTCTGAGGAGAATATCCGGCCGCTACCAAAACTGCAGCAAGAGTCATCCCCTCCCCAATTCCACCATTTTCCACCAGTTTTCCGAGAACAAGTTTTTGTCTGGGCGTTGCCATATTCTTTTAGATAACTCCTTAGAACTGTATTGTGCGACTATGCCTTTTTAGGCTTCTAATGAACTTTACTGTGCGGTTTTAACAGGGCTACCAGCCGGTTTGGCTGGTTCTTGAGCTTGTTGTCCTTGCTGTGCTTCCGCTGGAGCTTCTGAGATCGTCAGCCGTTGGAAGTTTTGATCTAAATTAAATTGAGTGCGGGGTGTAACCTTATACCCAAGCCGGTCTGAGGAAATAAAGCTCAACGCGGCAGACATAATTGCGTTGGTGTTCTGCTGAATCATAACAAGCAGTTGTGATTCAGGCACACTCAAGCCGAATTGCTTGCTGGTATTAGGTCGTTCATTGTTCGCCGGAGGCGCTTGCTGTGGTTGCGGTTGTGCTTGTTCCTGTGGAGGATTTTGTTGCGTGTTTTGTTCCTGTGGTTGATCAGCCATTTTAAAGGCTCCTTTCACTTGTAATTAGTTTATTTATCATATCACATTTCCTGCAGTTCTTCTTCGGAGAACATCTCTTTGGCCTCGTTTGGATACAGGCGATGGAACTCTCTGTTTGGACGGCCGTCAGCCAGCCATGGTTGCACAAGATCCTGACGGTGGTCTTCACGGTCCCTGTCTCTATGCCACTCCGCTGACTGTCCTGAAGCTACCCTATCCTGACCTGACCAACAAACATTGCAGTATCCACCAAACTTACCTTCCAGTATGCCGGTCTTTACTGCCTCACGCTGGTTACAGCTCCCGCACTTAGCTTGACTGGCCACTTATCTTCCTGTTCTGCTCTTTGAGGTTCTCGGCAATGATCTTATCCGGATCAGGGCGCATTATAACGCCGCCCTCCTGGTCAGCACTGAGGTCTATTGGCTGCCTCGTCTGTACCCTTCTCCGCTCCGGAGTAACTACTCCCGCGTCCTGGAGATATCGCTCTTCTTTATAAGACGTATAGATATACGTCACCCTGCTATAAAGAGCCTGAGCGAAAAATCCGCATAGGAACCCTATAAGCAGGGATACTAAGGCTATTAACGCTACAATCATTTTTTCTTCTTTGGTGGAGCTTCTATGACTGTTAAAACTTCAGAGGGTTTTCCAGCTACGGCTATAGCCATGTAAGCAGGTATCTTTAATTTAACTAAGCCTAAGGAAACCCTGTGCATGTCGTCTAAGGATAGAGATCTTTTATCAAACACAAGAAGATATTTTTTAGACGGGTCTAGCTCCACAGCGCTTACTATCTCTATTCTCGCTTGCTTAGTCTCTTCGTGAGGAGGAAAAACAAGCTCCAGGTCTTTCGGCTGCACAAACCCTACTTTGCTTCCACTTTTTACAGAATAACCCATAACCTCTTCCTCGGCGGCTGGAGAGCCAGTAATCGTAACTATCTCATCGCCTGAAAACCGATGTCCTGATTGGTTCCCAATAATCTTAGCCTTATCCCCTATTTGTAGGGCGGTCATTGGTTCATACTCGCCTTATTGAAGGCTACCTGTTCAAGCTGAGTTTCGCGGTCAATGATTAAGGAAGCGCTTAGAGTGATAGCTATGCCGGCTACACTACAGCTATTTTCTACTATGGACTTGAGTACCCGTATAGGGTCAATCACGCCGGCTGGGATTAGCTCAACAGGATCCTTTGACGGTTCCTTGACATTAAAGCCATAGCCCTTCTTAGCCTCTAAGACCTTTTGGAGCAAATGTCCGGGATCTTGACCGGCATTTAACATAAGCTGCTTAAACGGCTCTTTTAGGGCTTCCAGGACAGCCTTAAAGCCCTCCGCCTCTTCGGCGTCTAGGTCCTTAGGAACATCCATAGAGGACAGCTGCGCAAGCGTTACGCCCCCGCCTGGAGCAATGCCCTCTTCTTTAGCCGCTCGGGTAGCATGTACAGCATCCTCCACCCTGAACTTCATTTCTTTTCGTTCTGCTTCAGTAGCTCCACCCACCTTGATAATGCCGATCTTTCCTTGAAGTTTAGATAAACGCTTTTCCATGTGTTCTTTTTGGAAAGAGCTAAACTCATCGGACTTAAGTTGCTTCTCAAGGGTTTTTATTCTCTCTTCTCTAAAACTCCGGAGGCCCCCGCCTTCTAATATAGTGGTAGTTCCGCGGGCTACTATAGCCTTCTTAGCAAAACCCAGATAGTCCTTGGTAACCTTGTCTGCCGGTAGGTTATCTGGGACTACCTTGCCGCCTACTACGGTAGTAAGGTCCTCTAAAAACGGTCCCATCTGATCTCCATAGACAGGCGGATTAACTACGCAGATCTTCACGCCCCCGGCATTGTTGGTCAAAATACATGTACCGAGCGCTTTATCCGATATGTTACCGATCATCAGAACGGCTTTATAGTCAGTCTCTTTACCGATCATCTCTATTATGGGTACGATGTCCTGGTTATTTTTTATCCTTTTTTCAAAGGCCAGGACATGAATACGCTCATGTACGGCTTCTTCTGTCTGCAGGTCGTTAACAAAATGAGGCTTCGCCCATCCCTTTTCAAAATAGAAGCCTTCTATAACGTCCTGGATGACTCCCAAGCCCTCGTACTCTTCAATGGTTATACCTACGCCGCTGACCTTTATAATCGTGTCTGATACCAGCTTGCCTATTTCAGACGATCCAGCGGAGATGGTAGCTACCTCGGAAAGACTCTCGTCCTCAACAGATACAGCCAGTTTATCCAACTTCTTCTTAATCTCAATGGCTGCCCTGTCTATGCCCCGCCTTAGAGCCATAGGGTTATACCCCGCGGCAATCCGTTCGTTAGCCTTTTTCATGACATGATAACCCAAAAGGATAGAGCCGGTTGTGCCGTCGCCGGAGATATCATTACTCTTTTGGGACGCCTGGAAGAGCAGGTCTGCTCCAATGTCTTCTTCCTGATCTTTGAGTATTACATCCCGAGCTATAGTCACACCATCATGGGAAATAACAATAGACCCTACATTTTTGCCCAACGCTACATTCCCGGAAGTTGGACCGTATGCGGCCGCTACTGCGTCATACATCTTTTTTGCTCCAGCAATCGCCTTTTCGCGCGCATTAGTCGTGTTTATTATTCTTGGTTCACCCCTCATTTACGGCTCCTCCTTCTGTTGTATTGGTTAGCTTTATGGGCGGAGCATTAAAAAATAATGGTGGTGTAAGCTTTACCATAGGCTGACAATACTTCTGCACGTCCTTGACGTCTGCTCCCCGGCCTACCCTATCAGTTTTAACCACTAAGCTTTCGTAAGGCTGCCAGCCAGACTGAATATGCTGCTTAACCAGACTAACCAGTTTATCTTTTTGCTCATTCTCTAAAATCTCATAATCAATTATCATTATTCCTCCTTTGCTATAAGCCTATCCGCCTTTATAAGAAACTGGTCTATATTCCTTACTGCTCCTGGAGTATTAGCTTCAGCCGCTTCTTCCCAGTAAACTACATCACCTATCTCTACAGCAGGCTTAACAAAAATGCCATAGGCCGTATAAAGCCCTGGTCCTACAGCTAAGACCTTTCCCTTCTGCCTGGTATCCCTGGCGTCTTGTGTTTTGACTACCGCTGAAGCCTCGTCAAGCACTTCAACTAAAATATAGTCCCTTAACGGTGTTATTTTTGACATTTGATAATTCCCCCTTCTTACTGGAAATATTATACACTATACCGGTTTCTAGATATTTGCTCCCAGATATTGAAGCGGTTCTTCGGCTATGACCATTTGCTGGAGATGTTCTTCTGATGCGGATTTCCAGTTGTCGTCCTTCTGATCGGGCCAGAGGGCTTTAGCGAAGTCAGAATCATATATAAGCCCATACACGTGAACAAGGCTACCTGTTCTAGAAATGCTTGATGCAATAAACACAGCTAATTCTTTTGCGTTCCAAAGAGGCGTTCCACCAAACTTAATTTCCCAGCCATTGGCTATAGCTTTCTTAATAGCCTTCTCAAGAATTTGTTCATCTGTCATAGCATCAACCACACAAACACGGCTATCGCTATTACTAGCCCGATAACAAACTGTTTGTCCTCGCGGGTTAAAACTATTGAAAATCTTCTCGTAGGCTTTTTTGGAGGTCCGAAGAGATTCATCTCTTCAATTTCCTTCTTACTAAACCCTTTTTTCGTTTGGCCCATAAACATCCCCCTCTCTCTCGCTTGGTAGCATAAGCCGGCTGACATCCATATTAGGGTCGCCCTCTATAAACCTCATTAAATTAGTCTTCCTTCCAAAATTAGATAAGTTTCCTATTAGTTTTAAGCGCATCTAACCTCCTATAAGATATGCGGGTTCAGTCTCAAGGTAGAGAATGAACAAAAACAATGCTCCGTAGAAAATTGCTAACGCTATTATTATCCCCATTATTCCTAACCCTACTATTTTCATTACTGTTTTTGATATTTCTTTCATGTTTCTTCGCTCTCCTTAAGCAAATAATCTTACGTTTCTATCTTTAGCCGTAGGTCTCCAGCCTACCGGATTATTAAATTCATCAAAATACTCAAAGACCGTGTCTATGATCTCCGAGCCGACATAAACTTCCGTAACGCTCAGTTTATCAAGAGCCCTCATTTCCAATACGCGGTTCCCGCGGACCATCACCCACTTAGGCAGGCTAAGATCACCACGTAAGAACGCCCAACCATTTCTGGTGATCAGCCAGCGTCCGCGGACAAGAGCACCGTTGTGTCTTACGTGGTGGACCAGCCCATGATAGCGGAGCTTCTGAAAGTTGTTGTAATTATTAGTATTATCGCCAAAGACTTCTTTTAACCCGAAGTTGTTGTCCATCTGGTTACTGACGTGCCTAGCCGCCTGCTGCAGAAGCTCCAGCTTATGTTTGTTCAAAAACTCCTTGCGGGTCGTAACTTCATGCTCTTCTCCGCAACCGGTACAGATATGCTTGCTCATGAATCCTCCCTCAATTCAATGTTTTTAATTGAACCCAGTGTATCCGAAAGCCAGTGATAAGAACATGTAGTAGTTGTAGGTGTTAGATTAACCGGGAACTGGCTGTGTACCAGCCTATTACATCCTTCTATGGAACAGATAATCCGCTTTGTTTTAATCATTTCAAGCCTCTTCTAAAAGCTCAATTAGCTTATCAGCTGCAGCCTTGATATATTGAGCGTATGCTTTCTGATAATCAGCCCAAGCCC